ATCAAACCTGTTAGCATCCCAACCAAAGGCGGCAGGGTGTGAATACTTTGCCCACAATTTATGGACGAGCCTACCAAGCTCATCAGCGTTTAACCCCTTGGTCACCGTCACTTCGCCATAAATATCAGCTATAGCATCATATATTATATGCTCTATGTGCTTCAAATATATGCCTAAAGCTAGGCAATAGCGTGGTGTGCGAGGTTGTATTGCGCGTGGGACTGCATTTGGCTTCAGCGTGAAGTTTGTTTTCTCTGCCTTCACAAAAAACTTGATGTACGAATCCATTATCCTGATTTGCTTACTTCTTAATGAGATTCGGGCCAGATTGTATCTTTTCTTCTTGTCATTCGGACATAAGCTAACAAATTCCGCGTAAGACAGCGGTTTGAGCCTCGAATGATGTTTTTGTATATAGAGCACAATCAAGTTTTTGAAATAGTCTAGAGTTTGGAATATACCAACTGCAGATTTTACTGGTGGTCGAAGCGAACCATCAGGTTGAGGAACGAACAGCACTCTTTTCATTATGCTCTCAACCGCTTCGGCCAGGTAGTTGTCATGGACAGTGTAAATTTGGTTGGTCAATACCGTCCCAACCCTATACACGCACCGTCGACGTGCCTTGTAGCTTCTGATGTCTCTCGCCAGCTTCTTGACTTTCACATATTGATTCCCTTCTACGCTACAAGGTTTTATCCTCATAGAAGGAGTCCAGAGCTGGCTTACCTAGTGAAGAACCGTCTTCTTCACAGCATCAGAAGTAGCTGTTCCACGAACATAGGACACAAGCCAGGTCACCCACCCAGGATTGACAGCATTGCTGAGGATGAAATTTGTACGTAGTTCTTTGGCACTGATGACACAGAACTGCTGCATGCAGTCCTCCACTATAGAGTGGTAATGTCGCCAATCACAATCCGTATTCCTCAACGCTGCCAGCGCTACCTTCCTGAGAGTTTCCTCAAGTCCTGTTCTACCGTCCAAAGTTCCCTCAATCTTCATCTGGTTGACAACATAAGTACGTGTGTTCACCCTCTTACGCGTCCACCGACGTTCCGGTTTATCCTTGGATGGGTCAGGCACTTTCTCGTGCACACTATAATCACGGCCCCCATCATCGATGTCAACAGCTTCGTCAAAATGGTTATCCATCCACCCATTAGCCTCACGCCAAGCTGTATACTCGTCCACATCGATTTGATAGTCATTGAGGTCATAATCACCAGGCTCCTCACTCCTGACTATCCGTGGTTGAATCACAACTCCATCTTCCACAACAGCAGCCTGCACTAACATGTTCATATGTTCGCTATTGTAGTCATACTCCGCAATGAGTGTGTTCAATCCATCCCCCGAAAACTTTTCCAACTGGTCCATATCGTCATCTAAATAAACATGGCACTCCTTGGATGGTTGATCGTCAACCGATAATTTAAGCTCATCATGTGTTGTGGTCGCCTGCTGGATAACAGGTCGCCAGTACTTCAAATACTTGTACACGTCATAAGAAACTTTGCCAATGATGTACACACTGCCGAGTACGATGAGTCCCTTAAGCGCATCACCAATTCCGTGCGTCAAATCACGTAACTGTACTATCAAACCATCTCCCCTCGTTCTTGGGTCATTAAGCTGATTCATTACAGTGTCAAGTCTCTGGGCCGCCCCGATTCTGTCGAATGGTTTTGGAGCTGGCTTGTGGTAAATCCTTTTGACGAACTCAGTAACGAGTTCTCCGATCGCAGAAAGTCCACGAAACCGACTGTAACGCTCACTAGATGATGTTTGGGTTCCTGCAGAATCCAATTGGTATGCGTTAAGGACGTTGCTATGTATAGCACTATTCAT